TACGATATTGTGTGGGCTTCTATATTTTTACACCAACTCCCAGATGCAGCGGTTGCCTGGGATGCTATTAAGCAGTTAGGAAAGCCAGGTGCGTCATTTACTGTCTTTGACTTAATACGCGTGGAAGATGAAGCAACTTGTTGGGATATCGTAAACGGTTTTACACCTGAAGCTCCGCAAGCATTTAAACAGGATTTCTTTAACTCATTAAGAGCTTCTTTCATTGTTTCAGAAATTGAGCAACAGTTAACAATAGCTGGTTTAACCGCTACAATTACAACACAGGAAGTTTTCCCAAATTGCAGTGTTATGACTATACAAGGAACACTATGATTATTCAGAATGAAGCAGTAAAACTAGACGGTCAGGTTGTTGAACCGCGCCATACAATTGAAATCTACTGCCCTAGTTGCAGTCGTGATGTAGATGAAGCAGAGTTAGCCGCGCAGAAATGCAATGATTGCGGGCAAGATCTTTCAGCGCCAAAGCAGTCTGTTTCAATCAATGCCACATCTCAACCAATTGGCATAAAGATCTGGGGGCAGTAATGATTAGGGTCGCGCAACTAGCTTGTTGGTTTCTAGGAGGAATCATTCTTGGAGGTCTTGTTGCTGTTTCAATGGCTCAAGACACCACGATTAACTACAAAGGCCAGCCGCCAGCAGGTGCTATGGCGCCGTCTATCAGTTCGTTCAGCCAAGATAACTGTTTGGTTGCTGTCTCTGGGGCTATTAGCTCTACGGTCATTGGATTTTCTGGTGGATCCTATATGATGGATGAAGACTGTTCACGCCGTAAGTGGGCTTCTTTCTTATCTAATAACGGTCTTAAAGTAGCTGCGGTTGCTATTGCTTGTTCAGCTCGTGAAGAAAACTGGGATGCCATGATGATGTCAGGCACGCCTTGTCCGATAGATGGTCTCGTTGGTGATGCTGCACGTAACGAGTGGATTAAACGCTATCCTGAAAAGTTTAAGAAATTATATGGTTCGGTTCCTCCTCTTGTTGACTTGGCTGCTGTTAAGCCTGACGAAAGTAAATAATGTTCAAGCGGCTTGCTATGCTGGTACGTGGACTAATGGGTTGCCAGTCTACAGCTCCCTTTTCGTTGACGGTGGAACAACCCTCGCCCAGTGCCAAGCCGTTGCGTGCCAAGCGTACCCAAGCATCTCACCAACCTGCCCGCAACCCTGCCAGCAAGAAACCCAAAGCCAAGTCCTCAACTGCCCAAGCGGGTACAACGGCACAATCACGCAAACCAAAACAAAAACCTGCCCAGCAAACGTCTGGGGAGACTGGATTACAACAAGTAACACCTGTGTCTCAACCTGCCAGCCAGTCACGCAAACGCAAATCCTCAGTTGTCCAGCCAACCACACAGGTCAAATCACGCAAACAAACACCAAAACCTGCCCAGACAACCAATGGCAAGGATGGGTTACAAGCTCAAACACCTGCGTTGCTAACCCGCCAACCTGCACCTACCAAGCGCAAACCGAAAACAGAAGCTGCCCCGCCAACTTCAGTGGCGCGCAAACTTGGAAAAAAGAAACCAACTGCCCGTCAGGTAGCTATGGTCAGCCAAGTCAAACAGACTGGTTCAAAATCCAAGACAGCTGCACGCCCAACCCGCCAACATGCCAAATAAGCAACCAACTACAAACACTACAATGCCCGACAGGCTATACGGGGAGCATTACCCAGACTCGTTCCTCGACTTGTCCAAATCCATACGGGAGTCCAGCGTGGCAACCTTGGGCGACTACATCAGACACTTGCAAAAAGTCAATAAACAACCCGACCAATCCTGTGTCGCCTGTGTCGCCCCTGAGTCCAACTTCGACCACATCTGCCCCAACAATCCAATCCTCACCTGTAACTGCACCGACCCCAAATACTGCGCCGAACTCGGTAACGACCCAGACCGCCAATACAGAGACCCCGCAGACAAAGACGGATTCTCCGACAACCTCGAGTACACAGGTATCCCAATCCCCCCCGCCAAAAGGGAAAGTAAGGTCAGCGGCTGGCCTTGCGTTGTCGTTGGAGCTGTTTGTGAAACCTGGACTACAACAGCCGAATGTGTTCCCGGAAGTGAGCATAGTGGGCGGGATACCAAACAACGTATTGATGCAGGACTCAATAATGATGGACCTGTTGCAACAAACGGGCTTTAACCAGCCAGCGTATAACCAAGACTTAGGATTTGAACAATGAGTGATTTAGAGAAACTAGATAAAGTACAAGGCTTCGTAGATAAGTGGGTGACTTGGGCTAAGCAAAACACAATGGTGGCTGGCTTTATTATTGCTGGCGTGCCTGTTATTTTAGGTGCTGGCTATACAGGCATTACCAAGTTCAACGAAGTCAAAGAGATGTATGAGGGTTATAGCGATACTGCCTCATCCGCATCAGCCGCGGAGCGCAAGGTAAAGCTACTAGAAGAGAAGGTAGCGGATCAACGTGAAGTAATAGCTAAGATGCAGGAGCGTTTAGCTGAGGCGTTGATGGCGGCGCGCGAAGCCAAGATTGTTGCAGAAAGCACACAGAAAGAATTACGCTCTGGCTTGGCTGCACAAAAGGTTGAGCTAGATGTAACAAGTTCTACGCTACGCTCTGAAATGAACACATTGAAACGTGCAACAACTAACCGTTTAGGACAATAAAATGTTATCGCTAATTTCAACACTAGGTGGCTTGTTAATCTCAGGATTGCCAAGCGTATTGGGATTCTTTCAGGACAAGTCTGACAAGGCGCATGAGCTAGACCTAGCCAAGATGCAGACAGAGCGTGAAATCCAGATGATGGAGCGTGGTTACGCAGCACAAGCCAAGGTAGAAGAGATTCGTACAGATCAAGTCATGATGCAGACTGATGCTGATATGACCAAGGCGGCTTATGAGCATGACGCCAAAGTCTTACAAAAGGCGGCTCCGTGGGCTTCTACATTCGTAGCAACAGTGCGCCCTATGGTAACTTACTTGTTCGTGGCTGAGTTGTTTGTGATTAACGTGGGTATTGGTATCTACGTGTTTATGCACCCAGGCGTTATTGGAAACATTGATGACTTGTTAAAGATTTCTGATGAGATTTTTAGTGATGACGAGATGGCTATGCTAGGCGGTATTATTGGCTACTGGTTCGGATCACGTGGATGGTCTAAAAAGTGAATGTAAGCGAAAAGCTTATTGAGATGATTAAACATGACGAGGGGGTGAAGACCTCCCCGTACCAGTGTCCCGCTTTACTTTGGACCGTTGGAGTTGGACATGTTATTGATCCTACCCATGCTAGAGTTAAGCTAGAAGACAGAAAGGCACTACCCATTCCTGAAGGCTGGAATCGGGTTTTAAGCATGGATGAAGTCAACGACATCTTGAAGAAAGACCTAAACAGGTTTGAGGCAGGTGTTCATCGCTTATGCCCAGGTGAGCTGACACAAGGTCAGTTTGATGCTTTGGTATCTTTCTCATTCAACGTTGGTCTTGGTAACTTGCAAAACAGTACCTTGCGCATGAAGCACAATCGAAAAGAATTTGAGGCAGCAGCTAATGAGTTCTTGAAGTGGAACAAAGCTGGTGTTAAAGTGCTGAAAGGGCTAGATAAACGCCGCAAGGGCGAAAAAGCCCTATATGAATCTTAGGGTAAACCATGCCATTACAGAAACTACAATTTAAGCCTGGTGTTAATAGAGACCAAACAAACTATGCTAACGAGGGTGGTTGGTTTGAGTGCGACAAAATTAGGTTTAGATCAAGCTATCCTCAAAAGATAGGCGGCTGGCTTAGATATACTGTAAATACTCTTATCGGTGCATGCCGTCAAATGTTTGGTTGGACTACAACTTTTGGCGATAACTTCTTGGCATTAGGTACAAATCAAAAAGTTTATATTGATGCTGGCGGCAACTTATACGACATCACTCCATTAAGGGCAACATACACACACTCAACAACTCCTACAACTGACAACTGCTTTGATACAACAAACGGATCAACAACTGTTAATGTAAATATAGTTACCAATGGCGCCGCAGCAGGTGATTGGGTAACTTTCTCTGGAGTTGTCGGTCCAATAGGTGGCATACCGCAAAGTGAATTTAATGCGTCATTTAAGATTGCTTCAATTGTTGATGCAAACAACTTTACGATTCAAACCACAACAGCTGCCACATCAACCACCTCAAACCAAGGTGGAACAGCCATTGTTGCTAAATTTCAAATTCCTGTTGGCTATCCAGTAACAACGTTTGGTTATGGTTGGGGTACATCAACATGGGGTCGTGGTGCATGGGGTTCTGGTTCAACAACTCCTGTTTCATTCCAACAACAGGATTGGTTCTTTGATCAGTTTAAAAACGACTTGATTATGAATATTCGTAATGGCCCACTTTACATTTGGGAGCGCGGGTTATCCGGAAACCCGTCAACTGCTTTAGATACTAATGCCATATTATTGTCAGCTGTTGCGGGCGCTACAGACGTTCCAACAGAAGTAACTCAAGCTTTAGTATCCCAGAACGATGGGCATTTACTTGCATTTGGAGCCACGCCTTACCTAGGTAGTGATTTTGACCCTCTACTAATTAGATGGGCAAGCCAGAACGTACCTGAAAACTGGACGCCTGGGCCAACATCATCAGCTGGATTCTTAAGAGTTTCTCGAGGTTCTAGTATTATTAAAGCCGTTCCAACACGCCAAGAGATATTGGTTTTCACTGATGCAACTCTGAATTCATTACAGTTTACTGGCACAACAGCCGTATTTAGTTTGACAGAGATGTCAGACAATATATCAATTATTAGCCCTAGAGCCGTTTCTACTGTGAATAACACGGCGTATTGGATGGGTAAAGATAAGTTCTATTTCTACAATGGTAGCGTTCAAACCTTACCAAGTACGTTAAGAAACCACGTTTTTGAGGACATCAACTACGGTCAAACAGATCAAATTATCTGCGGCACAAACGAGGGATGGAATGAGATTTGGTGGTTCTACCCTAGCGCAAACTCTCAATACAATAACAAGTACGTTATCTACAATCACTTAGAGAAGATATGGTACTACGGTAATATTGAGCGTTCTGCATGGTTAGATAGCCCGTTACGTCAATACCCACAGTCAGTTTATACAGACCCAACCACTTGGACTTCTGGAATTATTTACGACCAAGAGCGCGGCACAAACGATGATACATTGCCAATGTCCTCTTATATCCAGTCATCAGACTTTGATCTAGAAGACGGCACTGAGTTTATGTTGATTAAAAGAATCATTCCTGACATTTCGTTTCAGGGGTCAACAGCAACAACGCCAACAGCTTATATAACCATGAAGCCACGCAACTTTCCTGGTGCAAATTACCAAACAGAGGCAGAAGAGCCTGTTGTTGAGACAACC